CGTGCCGGCGTCCGCCATAAACTCCGTCCAAAACACGTCGTTGATTTTCAGCGCCGCACCGCGGCCCAGTCGCCGCATAATCTGGTTCAGCGCCCCTAAATCGTCGTTGATAATGTCACGCCGATCTAGTCCAGCCATCCGCGCATAAGTATCCGCCTGGTTAGTGTACGATTGCTCGCCCACTGTCCCGTGCTTGATCTCACCGCCCGGATTCAATTGGATATACGTGAAATCGCCCGACAGCGCGTAACTGGTCCGCGTCTTGAAATCCGAGACAGAACCAATCGCCGAAATCTGGCTCCAAACATTTTCCACCGTTTCGAACGCCGCCTTAAGCGCCTTGTTCGCTACGTTGGACAGAATACCCGGCAGACTGAATGTACTCAGCCCGCTCGAGGCGTTAATGTCGCCCATGCTCGCCCGCAGCATAGCCCGCACATCGCGCCGCGAAATCCTCCGCTCTCCGTGTTGCTCCGCCGCAAACTGCATAGCGTCCAGCAAACTCAGCCCGTGCCGAAACTCCGCATGATCGTCCACCGCCTCGAGCACCCGCACCGGGAACCACGCCTCGAGGGTTGCCCCGTCCGTTCCCATGCTCCGCCACATCGACGCCTCAACCATTTGTTCCAGCTGCCGCGCCGGGATTTGCTGCCCGGTCGCAATTCGATTATGCGGCCGCTCAATCTCCCGCATCAACTGCAATTCAAACTGCGCCGCCGTCAGCCCCGATTCGACAGCCGATGCTAGTAGTGCCTCGATCTCGCGCAGCTTCGCCGCCGATTGCCCCTTCGCCACTCTCACCGCCGCCGCCTCGATTGCCTCAACCCGCTCCGCCTCAGCAATCTCCGCCGAAAAACTGCTCGGCCGCCTATGTGAGCCGCCGGCGCTAGCCGCGGGCTCCCCCCGGCCCTGCCCGTCTCTTCGCTCACCCGCGGCTAGCGCCGTCCCCTCATCCTCCGCAGCGATCGCAACTTCCGCATCCGCATCCGCACCCACCGCACAAATGGTCAGCTCCGCCAACCTCGCTTTGGTGGCCACCCACAGCGGCCCCTTGACCACTTGGCCGTTAACTGCGATGTCCTTCCCCGACTTCACAAACTGAACTTCCGTTGGCCGCATCCCGACCGACGCCGCCCACGGGAACCCGTCCGACGCCAGCTCGAGCACTTCGGCCCGGTCGGCGGAATTGCCGGCCAGCTGACCACTGGCCACGATCTTGCCGCCGGCACTCTCCGCGCGCACGTGCCCCACGATCCGTTTGTTATCATGGTCCCGCAACAGCGGAATACTTCGCCCGAGGCCACTTACGCCCGCGATATCGATAACTACCGGATGGTCATACCCAGCCACCCGCAACGGCCCGCCCGCATACGCTACGATTGCCACTTTGCCGCGCCGGCCGCCCGCACCTTCCGCCGCCTCGATATTTTCAAACGACACCGCACCATCGAAACACATCCGGCCCTTATTCGCCCCGTCCGCTTCGATCCTGCATGCGCTGCTAAACGCCCGCTGCTTGTTGTTCTTCAACGTCATTTTCTTCCCCGTCACCCGTCCCCTGTTCCCCGTTACCGTTCCCATTTTTTTCCCCTTGCGCCGCATCTGGCGCGATAGTAACCAACCCCAGTTCCCGTTTTCGCGCCGACTCGACCGCTTGCTGCTCCAAGACCTCTTCCCAATAGTCCCCGTTCCGCGCACACTCCGCGGCCAACGTCGTTGTACAATTCGCCAAATCCGCCGCCGCTCCGTCGGCCTCTTTTTTCCGGTCAACGTGCCCCAGCTGCCGCCACAGCCACCGCACCCGCCGCGGCAACTGCTCGTAATCCAACCCCGCCGGCAAATACCCTTCCACCAACACCGCTTCCGACAACCACGCCCGGAACACTTTTCTAAGCGCCTGATACTCGCACTGATCCCGCTCCGTCTCGACCGTCCTATCAAACGCTTGCCGATCCAGCCGCCCCGATGCGTAGTTGTAGTTCGATGCGTCCAAGAGCACGAACGCTCGAGGCAACTGCAACGCTCGGCCGATTTCCTGCAAAATCTCGCGCTTGAAATCGCCGTAGGTCGTTGTTGGGTGCTCGGCCTTAAATTGCGTAATGTCGCGCCCGTCCGGCAGCGTCAACATCATGCCGCGTGAAATCTCGACCTCTGCAAACGGGTCGGTTACCTCATCCTCATCCGGCGGCAAATTGCTTTTGATAATCGCCGCGAACTCGGCCGCCGTCTCGGCCGCCGTCAACGTCGCCAACGTAAACCGCCGCAGCTGCGCGAATAGTGGCAGCGCCGGCGTCAACTCCGGCACTCCCCGCAGCTGCCCAGGTCGTTCGACTCGGAACCAATGGATCATTGCGGACGGCGCTACTTGGAACGGCTCTTGCGTCCAGCTGTATCCGTCGCCCGGATGTTCCGGCAGCACCAAATAGCGCAGCACATTGCCGAAATCATCGACCTCGACGCCATCGACTTCCCGCGGATCAAAAGTAGCCAACGGCCCGTGGCTAACCTGTTCAGCCTCGATCAACTGTAGATCAAGCGTCACCGGCGATTCAAGCCGCTCGTTATTTCTGAAGATTGCGAACGCTTCACCGTCCTGCGCCTTAGCCACTCGCGCCGTCCACAGTTTCCGCCACAACCCCACCTCATCCGCCCACTCTTCAAACAGCGCCTCCACCGTTTTTAACGCCTGGTCACTCCGCCGCCCTTCACCCGTGGCTAGCGCCATCGGCTCACTGTTTTCCCCGGCACCTGTTACCCGTTCCCCGTTTTGTGAGCCGCCGGCGCTAGCCGCGGGCTCCCCCCGTCCCCGCCGTATCTGCAAAACTGCCCCATACCCAATCACCAAATCGGCCAGCGTATTAACCACGCCGCGCGCGTAGCAATTATTCGCCACCTCATACCGCGCATGTTCCCGCAGTTTTTTCCGTACATCTGGCGAATTGGCAACCCGCGCGCTCATCCCATCCGCCATCGCCCAATGCCGCCGATTTTCATGCGTCACCGTCGCCGCGTCATACCGCGCGCGAATTACTCGAGGCGCAACAACTCGGGCGGCGCCGGGATATGCCCCATTGACGCCGCCCTTCACGTTGTTGTCTTGTGAACCGCCGGCGCTAGCCGCGGGCTCCCCCCGGCTTTTTTCGTACCCTAGCGCTCTGGCAAGCCGTTCGATCATGTTGCCCCCGTCGCACCGGGTGGCACCAGTTGTTGAACTTTAATCCCGCCCCACGTATTCGCCTGCGCGCGTTTGGCCGTCAGATACTTATCGGCCTCGATTAGATCTTTTAGCGGTCGCTGGGTAATGTCGACGCCGTCAGCCGCCCCACGCTCCGGCGTAGTTGCGGCCTCTTCGATTGTTTCTTCCAGTCCCGGCATTTCCGTTGCTACCCGTGGGAAATTCAAGATAGCGCGGGGGCGGCCGCTGCTAACCGCCCCCGCGCCGGTCCCATTCCGTCAGCCAACACATCTTGCCCGTGTTATTTCCCCCAGGATTCCCCACCGCAACCCACCGCCGCCGCCTCGAGGCCAGAATGCCCCAGAATGTTCCACCCGTGGAACCGTAGCCCTCACGCTCCGCGTGAGGATAGCGGCGCTACGTTTCCCCCTTCACGTCCCACGCCACCCGCATAGCCGTCTCAATCGCCTGAATCCGACCCAGCAAAATCAGCAACTGCGCATCCGTCAGTTCCCCGATTTCATAGCCGTAAGATGTCCCCGCGTCACAATACGCCCGTATGCAAATCAACACCTGGTCGATTTGTTCCTCCAATCGATGTCTATCCACATCAAACCCCCATCAAAACGATCGTTCCACCGTCGGCACCCGTCTTTTACAATTCCTGCAAATCCTAACTCTGATAACCCGATCCGTCCGCCGCCGCGTCGACCACACCCGCAAATCTGCGCACCCGCACGCCGGACAGCGCACGCCCGGCACCTCCGCGCCGTTAGTCCCCGCCCCACCCGCGGCTAGCGCCGGCGGCTCACGCTCTCGCTCATCCATCGCGCACCGCCAAAAGTCTAGGTTTAGACGGATCGTTCCAAATGCCAACGCGCTAGCGCTAGTAACCCCTCCCTAGAACCGTTGTCAGACTCTTCCCACTTTGTTCGCCATTGTGATTCCAACTGCGCTTCCGTTGGTCGCCTATCGGCCGCGATTGCCGCTTGAATCCCGATGAAAAACATCTCCCGCGCCACCGCCTTAATCTCCGCATCGGTCGGCACTTTTCTAACACTGCCGCCTGCAAAACTCGCGATACCAGCCGCCGCACAACCCAGCATCTCCCGTCTAGTCGTCATAGCGCACCCTTTTTTTCTTGACCTGTTACCTGTTACCCGTTCCCAGTTCCCCCGCCTTCGCCTGCTTTTGCAACTCCGCAAAATTGATTCGTCTTTTTTCCCTCTTCGCCACCTGCCCCGGAATCGTCGCCCCGAGATAACTCGCTCCCACCGCACACCCAACCAAACAATCCCACCAGTGATTGTCCCGCCCCGGCCGATTCTTCCACTCATCTACCCGGCGGCCGCGGCCCGACACCTTAACCGCGAACTCAGCCGACAGCTGATCGCATAGCAATTCATGCGACCGCGCGCGATCACCAAACCACGTAATCGACCCCGGCTTATTCGGCTCCGCCTTACACCGCTTGCAAACAATCGATTTCCAACTATTGATGTCGATTGCCAAATGTCTCCCGGCCCGCGTCCCGCTCGAACCACCCGCCCCGCACACGCGGTAAAAATGCCCTTCGCGTTCCCCGACCACTTTTCGCCACATCGTCATGGGCAACGACGCCGCACCCACAAACCGGCCATGACAAGGCATTACCCGGCCCGCGCCGAACGTCCGCGCCGTCTGATAAACCAGCTCCGTCGAAATCTGCCAATTAGCATCAATCCCAATCCAGTCAATCCGCCGCCCGCCCGCGGCTAGCGCCGTCGGCTCACCACGTTCCCCGGATTTGTGAGCCGCCGGCGCTAGCCGCGGGCTCCCCCCGTACTCCAACAACTGACTAACCAAACTTTGCAACCCTCGATCAAGCGCCGCTTCAACCGTGTTTTCCCCCGTCTCCCCGCGCATCGTCTTTGCCAAATCCCTCAACGTAAAATACCGCCGCCCCTGGTCCGGCCACGATCCATAATCAATAACCGCCCCCGTCAAATCATCGCCCCACGCCGCCACCATCCATAGCAACACGTCCTGTTGAACGTCGACATACGCCGTCAACCTGGTGGCCCAATCGGGAACCACGCCCCGAGGCACACCGTTACACCGCTCGAGCAACTGCGCGGCTTTCAGCGTCTCAATCCCGGACTCTTCATTAACCTTTGGATCGTTTTGGTATTCGGCTAAAAAAACCTCTTCATTTGCGGCCCGCAGATCCATTGCAAATTGGATTGCTGACAGCTGCCCCGGCTTGAACCGCGCCGGCCAGCTCGGCACCGCCCCCGCGTCCATATCCGCCCGATTCGCCGCATAGAACTCCGCCGCTAACCGCGCGTCCTCAAACTCGCGCAT